ATCCAGCATTATCTTGATGTTTGTTGATAAGATTCATCCATCTTTCAAAAGCATTTCTTATTTCGAATCCAATATCATTAATAACCGTAATAGACCAAGGATCAAAAGTACGATCTCCAGCAATCTTAAGATTTCTGCCCCTAAATGGAACATCAATAATACCTAGTGTTGATGCAGGAAGTGATGCTGCTTTTACTAAAAATCTAGTTTTATCGGAAAGTGTATCTGCTGTAGATCCATCTGGGAGCGACTCGGCAGGAAAATTAAGTTCACATTCAAATAAATTGGGTCTTGCTCCGCCCCCAGACATTCTGGTCTTGAAAGATTCAAGAGTTCTATCAGCTGTATTTGGATTGTTGATATTAGCCATTTAAGAGTTCCTCTATTAGATTTAAACGTTTCCTACAACTTCCTCAAAGCTTACTCCTGTGCGAGTAGCAACAAAAGTAAGTCCAATAAAGTTGATAGATCTAGATGGTTTTACGAAAATATCAGCTTTAAACTGATTCGAATCAATTATATCTGGAGTATTATTTGTATTATCACAAATAACTACAAAGTCACTAATACCTCTTTTTGATTTTACATCACGAAGATATGGTTCAACAATATTTACAAAATTGGATCTTGTAATTACATCATTAAATTCGAAAAGTTGTGCTCTTGCTGCTCTTTCAATTGTCGATTCAAGTGTAAGGAATAAACGACGAACGTTGATTCTATCAAATGCAGAAGCATAAGATAGAGCAGTTTTGTCACCAAAAAGAATAATTCCAGCACCAGGAGAAAATATAATAGGATTAATTCTCTTAGGATAAAGAAGATCTCTCTGTCCTTGAGATGGATTGTAAGCAAGTTTCACTGCACCATTGATTGTTCCTCTAGAAGAACCAGCAGGAGAGAACCACGAATATTGATTGATTGATGTTCTAGCCATTAATCCGGCAACATCCGCATTGCAAGGAATATATCTGAACGTGTTGTTGAAACGATCAAACATGTACTTATAACCACTGTCAAATACTGCATAAGAACTTGAGGTTATAGGATCAAAGAAATTAATAATATTTGTAGTTTGAGTGTCAGTACTTGTAATATTCAAAACCCCTGATTTGTGAGGAGAAATTACAGCAATACAATCTTTTCTTTCATCGGCAATGGAAATTAATAAATTAGCCTTTGCTTGGGATTCATAAATTGAAGATCCACCAGATGGTCCACTGATTAAGAAATTGACAGAATATTCTGCAGGATTTCTGAAAATTTCATAAGAAGAAATAATATTTGATAATGTTGGAGCCATTCCTCCAGGGGTACTATAATCAACCCCACCAACTAAATTGTAAGTCACATTTCCAGATCCAGAGAATGTTACTCCTTGAGCATTTGCTCCCCAATTTCCTGTTGAGGAATTTGTATATGAAGAAGGAGTAATAAATCCAGTTGCAGATCCAGTAGGAGCAAACCCAGCAAAAATATAATTTGAGGTGTCTGCAATAATATTCTTATAATATACAGACTCTGATGGAGATATTTTTCCATCAAGTGCTTTAGAGAGATATGTATATTTTTCAACAATATTTCCAGCAGTTCCTGTTACTAGTCCAGTATCATCAACAACTACTATGTGAATTTCATCATTTTTTGAACTTCTTTCTGAAGCATACTGTGATGTATTTGGTTTTTCTGCAATTGATTTCCAATAAATTGTAGTATTGGTTAATCCTAAAGTTTGTAAATTGTACCAATCTGAAACCGTAATTGCTGAAGATCCACTAGTAGCAAAATCAAATGCAGTTCCAGCGGCAACTGAAGAAACAAACTGAACATTTGTTCCAACACCAGATGCACCAGAATTAATCAAAATAGTATTTTGTGTAGCACCATTTATACTTGTTGTTCCAATTCCAGTAATTGTACTTTGATTTACAATACCTGCAGTGATGGTTTGAATTTTATAACCAACAGAAACACCAGAAGTGGGAAGATTTTGAGTGAGAGAAATTGGATTGATTACTGTAGAACCAGTACTCACAGAACCATAAAATCTATTTGCTTCAATTGAAGTAGTAACTCCAGAAGTATTCTTAATATAATAAGATCCAGTTTGTGATGGGAAAGAATTTATACTATTTTGACTATATGATACGGCACTTGCAATTCCAAGTGAGTTATCATATCGATCAGTTACTTTTACATCAATATATTGATCGCCAATCTTTGTAACAATACCTCTCAGATTCCCAGTAACTACGGAAGCAGTTCCAACACCAGCAACTGAGGTATTGACTCCAACAGTAACACCGAAACCAACAGATAACCCAAAAGTACCAATAGCAATCCTTTGATCTGCAGCAGCATCAATTACACATACCTTTAAGTTATTTGCCCAAGAACCTGGATTCTTTGCACTATAATACCAAGTAGATGGTGTAGTGTAACTATTTGTATAGTCTTCGTATGATTTAACTTTGAGAGTAACAGAATCTGCAGAAACCCCAGCATTAGCATTATTTAATGTTGTTCCATCTGTTCTTACGACTCTCAAAATACCACCATACGAAAGATAAGATGAAGCACTCATCCAATATTCATATTGAGAATCAGTAGATAATGGTTTTCCAAAATATTTCAATAAATCTTGTTCAGTTTCTACTAAAATTGGATAATCTACTGGACCTTGAGAAAATGGTCCAACTATTGCTCCAACTTGATCATTAATAGCATCAACTCTTCCAATAGTTAAATCAACTTCTCTTACCCTAACGCCCGGAGATACTAAATTTAGCGACATGTCTTTCCCTCTAAAGAAGTTTCATTTTGTCTAGAAGTATTTATAATTTACTAACTTTATCTATACTCCCACATGTACGAAACATCACCATATTCGTCTGTATACCATCTATCCCCATCATTGTCTACAAAGGTTGTCTCTTCATCAATTCCATCAGTAATAAAACCAAAGGGAGACATATCTTGTTCTATTTGTTCTTTTTGATCTTCATATATTCTTTTACGGACATCATTATCCGTCATTTCCTTAAAATAATCCTGAACAACTAACCAAGCAAAAATAACTAAACACATTACCAAATCATCATTACAACCCTCCTCTGCTTCAAATGATTGATTTTTTTGAATAAATGTGGTCAGTTCACTAATAATTTCATAGTCACTAAAGATTAGTTTATCATCTTCTATGATTGTTTTTAAATTTGAGCATCCAACTCTTTTTACTGTTTTAGACATTTTTACACCAAGTTGAGTTTTCTTTCCAGAAAATCCTTGTCCAACAAGTTGTCCTGCTCTTCCTCTCATCGCACACATTAAAATATTATCATATTCTAAATCAAAATGAAGAATACTTGTAACTTGTTCTCCAATATCATTTACTTCTGCTAGTACAAATGATTTATTGTATGCTTTTGCTACATCTATAATAATATTTGGAAATAGCATTGGTTTAATTTCATTATTACGATATTTTGCTACTATCTTATACGGAAAAGTAGATATATCAAAAACAACAAATGCAGAATAATCATTATTCAGTCCTCTAGATACGTCAACAGTCATAATATAAGTATGATCCTCCATTGGTTCTTCATAAACATCCAAACCACCACTTTTTTCTAATGGTTCATCATAAGTTAATACTTTTAACTTGGCAGGATTAACTAGAGTCCCAATTGAACCAAGAAACTCACATTCAAACTCAACTTGAAACTGTTGCTCACTTGTATTTTCAATTGTTTGTTTTTTCCAATTTTCATCTCTTCCTGGAACTTCAGACCAATGAACTTCTGTAGGAATATATTGATTTTTTCTTCTTTCGGCATCATGCCAAATTTTATAAAAATGATTCATCCCGTGAGGGGTAGAAACAATAATCAATTTAGTTGATTGACCAGAAGAAATAGTAGGATAAACAGAGCTGAAAAACTCGTCAGCAATATGATTAGGAACAAACGCAAATTCGTCCAGAAAGATAATATTATAAGAACCACCACGGACAGCAGAGGCAGAAGTAGAAGCCGCAAGAATTTTTGATCCATTCTCTAACTCTAATGACCCCTTATTCCATATAAGAACGCCTTGCTGCATCCATTTTGGAAGATTTTCATATGCTAACTGAAGTCGTCCAAGAAGGTCTCTAGCAGTAGACGCTTTATTAGCAAGAATCGCAATATTGACATTATCATTAAATATTGCGTAATGAAGCAAATAAGCAACGACAGTGGTAGATTTGCCAGATTGTCTGGGCATCTTGCAGACGTTAAATCTATTATCATGGAAATTTTTGATGAGTTTTTCTTGAAACTTGTACATCTTAAATGACACAAGACCATGATCAAGAGAAACAATTTTTATATAATTTTTTGCAAAATATACAGGATCTTTTTTACACTTTATGAATTGTTCAATTTGGTCTTTGGTAAATTCTATCGGCGTATTTGCCTTCTTTAATAGAGGATTACCCAAATATTGATCGTTACTCATTATTTATTCCACCTTAAACTGATCTAAACCAATCTCTATTAATGTTTCTTGTTGTTTAAAATATAACTTCACATAACACTTACAAATATTTTTTAGCAACTCAATATTTGTACAAGCATCCAGTTCTCTTGAGATTTTTTCATATTCAAATATCTTACTTAAATTTTCAAGTTCAATAGTTTTTGGTTCCATTTGGTTCTCCTGTGAACAATAATGGTTTTGTTGGATCCTTTACAGAAGGATTAAATGACAATACAATTGCATTTGGATAAACTTTTCTAATTTCTCTTGTTACTTCTTCTTTTGTTGGTCTGGTAAATTGCTGAAAGAACATTTGAGTGGTAATATATTTACCTCTCCAGTTCAATAGTATTGTGTAAGTTGATCCACGAGTTTGTATTCGCAGATAGTTTTCATCTATGTTTGTTTCCTCATTTGCGGGATATGGCATTGTTATATTATAATCTTTTTTTGAACTAATTATCTCTGCTGGTAAGGAGAACATATCCCAATATTTTGTACCATACTTACATTCTGTTCTTCTTTCGAGTTTTTCACATTTTGGACAATATCTATCTGCTCTTTCACGAATTGGAGTATGCCAATCA